CACCTAGATACGCTTACATTGCGCCTACCTATGGACAAGCTAAGAGGGTAGCATGGGACTATCTGGTGAAGTATGCAGAGCCATTAGGAGGCTCTAGCAATATCTCCGAGTTACGAGTTGACTTCTGGGGTAGGCGTATCCAACTTTATGGCTCTGATAACCCTGAAGCCTTGCGTGGTCAGTATTTCGATGGGGTAATCCTAGACGAGATTGGTGACCAGAATCCTAAGATTTGGACTGATATTGTTAGACCAGCACTAGCCGACAGAAAAGGTTGGTGCTTGTTCATTGGTACACCTAAAGGACACAACCACTTCAAAGAACTGCGAGACAGGGCTGAGAAAGAGGATGGTTGGGGTCTGCTTGAGTTTAAAGCCTCAGAGACAGGGGTAGTTGATGAAACAGAGTTGAAGGCTGCTCGTAATGAGATGGGTGAGGATAAGTTCCGCCAAGAGTTCGAGTGTAGCTTTGACGCTGCTGTAGAAGGTTCGTACTATGGGCAAATCCTGAACGAACTGGAAGACAAAAACCATATGCAAGAGATTCCCAGAGAGGAACTAAGCCGTACCTTTACTGCATGGGACTTGGGTATGGGTGACTCTACATCTATCTGGGTGGCTCAATTGGTGGGTACTGAGGTGCGCCTAATCGACTATTACGAGAATCATGGCGTAGGCTTAGACCACTATGTGAAGTGGATTCGAGATAACGACTACACCAAAGCAGAACATATCTTGCCCCATGATGTAAGGGTGAGAGAGTTAGGTTCTGGAAAGAGCCGACTAGAGATGCTTGAGGAGGCAGGGTTAGAGATAAAGATTGCGCCTAGAATGGGCTTAGATGATGGTATTCAGGCTGTGCGTAGGTTATTGCCTAGATGCTGGTTTAATGTTCCACAGGTGCAAACAGGGCTAAATTGCCTGAGAAACTATCGCAGAGACTACGATGAGAAGCGTAAGATTTTCTATGAAAGACCACTTCACGATTGGTCTTCTCACGGCTCTGATTCATTCCGTTATCTTGCTTTGGGTCTGGATGAAGGTCATTCGACTTGGAGTAAGCCGATTAACCAAGCACCGAAATGGATTGTCTGATGTATATAACGCCACAAGGGGTAAATCTAGCCCCAAAAGTAAAAGAACTTGAAAAGCGTATCGAAATGTTGGAAAATGTGGTAAAAGGATTACAATCCTCACCAAGACCTAAAATCGGTCGCCCTCCGAAGGATACACATGGCACAGAACGAGTTGAAGTCAATTCTACAAGCAGAGATTGACGATGCTATCGGCTACATAGAGACAGAAACAGTTGACCAACGCAAGCAAGCGTTACAAGCCTATTTGCGCCAGCCATATGGCAATGAGACAGAAGGTAAGTCACAGATTGTTACTGGTGAGGTAGCAGAAGCCATTGATGGTGCTTTGCCATCGCTTGTTCGTATTTTCACAGGCTCAGACAATATCGTAGTCTTTGAGCCACAAGGCCCGCAAGACGAAGCGTCTGCCAAACAAGCCACAGACTACTGCAATTGGGTGTTCAACAGGGACAACGAAGGCGTAGCTATTCTGCACGACTGGTTTAAAGATGCTCTCTTACAAAAGAATGGCATTGTTAAGGCTTTCTGGGAAGACAAAGAAGATATTACCAAAGAGCGTTACTACGACTTGTCTGATGACGAGTTAGCAATGCTCATGTCTGATGAGAGCATGGAGATTGTCGAGCAAGATACGACAGAGTTTCCAATCTTTGACCCTAATGGACAGCCAGTAGTAGACCCAACAGGTCAGCCTGTCATGGGTGCTACTCACAATGTCGTAGTTCAAAAGAAAAAGAAATCAGGCAAGGTAACGATTGAGAATGTTCCTCCAGAGGAGTTCTTGATTAGCAAGAAGGCTCGTACCATTGCTGATTCTCCATTTGTAGCACATCGTCAGATGTTGACTCGTAGCACATTAGTTGCTATGGGTTTTAACAAGAAGCAAGTTGAGGGATTGCAGATGGATGATGCTTTGGCATATACGCCAGAGCGAGTAGTTCGTTTCTCTGCTGGTGAGCAACCTTACCAAGTCCAAACTGATGACCCATCTATGCAAGAGATTGAGGTCTTTGAGTGCTATGTCAAAACTGATATAGATGGCAAAGGCATTGCTTCTCTTGTTCAGGTGTTCTACGCCTCAAACGAGATTCTTCAGGATGAGAATGGCAAAGAAATGATTGAGGAAGTGGACTATGTTCCTTTCCACTCTATCTGCCCAATCCCAATTCCACACAAGTTCTTTGGTAACTCGCTTGCTGACAGAACAACAGACATTCAGTTAATCAAAACAACAATCACTCGTCAGATGTTGGATAACTTATATCTGACAAACAATGCACGAGTGGTAGCCGTTGAAGGACAAGTAAACCTTGATGACTTGCTTACATCTACTGCTGGTGGTGTTATTCGTGCTAAGTCTGCGAACGCTGTGCAGCAACTTGTAGTTCAGAATGTAGCCCAAGCATCTTTCCCAATGCTACAGTATCTTGATGGCGTACAAGCCAAGCGTACTGGTGTATCTGATGCCTCTCAAGGCTTAGACCCATCTATCTTGCAGAATGTGACTGCTGCTGCGGTTGCCTCGATGCAACAAGCTGGTGCGGGTAAGATTGAACTGATGGCTCGCATCTTTGCTGAGACAGGCGTTAAGTCTTTGTTTAAGGGTATTTTGCATCTCTTGTGCAAGTACCAAGACAAGCCTCGTTTGGTGCGTATGCGTGGAGAATTCGTAGAGTTTGACCCTCGCACATGGGCTAACCAATACGATGTGTCTATCAATGTTGGTCTGGGTGCTGGTAACAGACAAGAGCAGATGGCTATGCTGTCAATGGTTTTGGCTAAACAAGAGCAGTTGATTGCTCAGTACGGCCCTGCCAATCCCTATGTTTCCCCTGCTCAGTATCGTGGCACATTGGGACGCATGGTTGAGATTGCTGGCTTTAAGGACTCTGCTGAGTTCTACAAGCCAATCACGCCAGAGCAAGACCAGATGCTCTCAAATCCTCCTCCACAACAGCAACAGATGCCCCCAGAAGTACAGGCATTGATGGCTAAGACACAGGCTGAGATTCAGGCAAGCCAAGCAAAAGCACAGGCTGATTTGCAAATGCAACAGGCTCAAATGCAAGCTGATATGCAGATGGCACAACAAAAGGCTTCTCTTGATATGCAAGTTTTGCGTGAGAAGGAAGCCGCTAAGTTGCAATTAGAGCGTGAGAAACAACAAGCCTACTTTGCTTTGAAACAGCAAGAGTTTGAAGCTGAAGCACAATTGAAAGCAATGAAAATTGGTGCTGGCATTACTTCTAATGTAGAGATTAAAGGTTAATCATGGCTATTTCTAATGCACTTGCTTGGCGTTTAAATAGCGGTGGTACAGCCGCTGACTTATATTCAGACATTAACAATTTCCTTGCTACTAATCCAACTGCTGAACAAACTCAAGCGGCAATGGCTCAGTATGGTATTTCTCCTGAAGATGTAGCTGCTGCGACAGGTGGTAAGTCAGGAGGTTTGCTTAGTGGAAACATCATGGCTGGTGCTAGTTGGAATAGCCTTAATACAGCACTTCCTGAAGAACTTACTAAAGCTACAGGTCAACAAACATCAAACTATGCAGTAGGTGGTGCTACAACTGCTGATACTTTAAACCAACTAAATACATTCTTAGCTGGTGGTGGTCAATTTGACCCTAATGCTACTGTATTTTTACAAACTGGCGGTGTTGACTTTCTACAAGGCGTAGATAAGGGAACTGTTAAGGATAACATCAATCAAATTGTTAAAACTCTGGGTGACCAAGGTGTTAATGTTGTTTTGACTGGTTCTCCTTACGCTGCATCTATTCAGGATGTTGTAACAAATAACTTTGACCCTAAAGTTGACCCATTGTTCAATGAGATTGCCAAAGAAAATAAAAATGTTGCTTTGGTTGGAACTCAGGGTGAGATTCTGCAAAACAAGAAATTGTTAGTAGATGCTTTGCACACAAATGCTGAAGGTACGGCAATTTATAACCAATCGGTCATTGATGCTTTATCTCAATTTAAAAATGAAGTTCCTAGTAGTTCAGAGCAAGCAATTAAGCAAGCGCAAACATCCAATGTGGTTGCTACTGCACCAGCACAAATTACACAATTAGCACAGACTGGACAGACCATGCCAACAAATACAACAGTACAAGATTTAATCAAATCAGGTATTTTTGAAGCAAATGGTAATCAACCAGTACTAATCAATGGAACATACTATCAACCAATTTTTCAGCAAATTGGTTCTGGCATGGATGCACAACAAGGCCCTTTGGAAAATGTAGTTACTTACAAAGCTGATGAAAATAAAGTTGGTGGCAATGTAAATTTTTATAGCCCATCTGGAGAATATCAGCAAACTGTAAAGCAACAAGAAGTCAATCCTGTAAAAGACTTTATGGACTTTGCTTTAACAGCGGGTACATTGTTTGGCGTTCCAGCTAATATTGGTAATGCGCTTGGATTGACTGGTGCTGCTGGTCAAGCAGTAGGTCAAGGACTGCTTACAACTGGAACTAAATTAGGTGGTGGTGAAAGCCTTGGTGATGCACTTAAAGCGGGCTTGATTGGTGGTGGATTGGTGTATGGTGGTAATCAGTTAGGTGATTTGATTAACAAGTCAACCTATGACTCTATTACTGCTGCCGATACCGCTGCGGGTCTTACTCCTAAGTTTGGCACTACTTATGATGAGTTCATGGCTAACATCATGGACAACCCAGAAGCACAACAAGCCTTGCAAGATATTATTAGTGGCAAGACTTCAGTAGCAAGTGCAGTCTCTCCTGATTCAGAAGCAGTTAATGTTGTAGGCGCAAAGCCGACAAGTGTTAGCCTTGGCGATGTGTTTGCAACTACTCCTACACTTACAGTAACTGGCTCTACAACTAAACCAACAACTCAGCAAGATGTAATCAATGCGCTGACAACAACTCCTGAAGTAAAGATTACTAGTGAGCGTCCTAAAATCACAACTATTGGTGATACATTGGCTGCAATCACTACATTGCCAAGCACATTGACAACTACTCCAACAACGACAACTACAACAACTACCAAAGAAACTGACCCATTGAAAGTGGCTCAATTGGCTTTGACTGCTGCTGGTGTTCTTGGTGCTGGTTCTGCATTGTCTAATACAGGTTCTGGTGGAACTCAATTCCCAATTGTTCCTGTTCCAGAAAGTTGGGCAACGCCTCCTAAAACTGGAGTAGCACCATTTACTCCTTTAACACCAATTGATTTTGGTACTCGTAATTTGCTAAAAGGTACTCAATGGGAGAAGTTCCTAGACCCTAACTATGGCAAAGTCCCTACGCCTGTACAGTACAGCCAACCATCAAACCTAAGTTACAACGATTTGATGGGAATCTTGGGTAGCAAACAAGGTATGCCTCCTGCGAGCAGTTTGACCATCAACGATATTATTTCTGGAATACAAAACCAATATGGACAAGCAAATCGTAGCGCAATGGGCTAAAAACTTACTAAATGATGACTTTTTCAAAGAAGTATTAAATAATTTGAAAAATGAGCAGATTAGTGTAATAATTAACACAAATGTGGATGAATTGGGTAGGAGAGAAGACGCTTATCACCACATAAAGACATTGGAATTGATTGTGGGACACTTAGAAGGTTTAGCCTCAGAAACCATAATCAAAGAGAAGAAGTGGAAAATTCTGTAAGGGAAACCTTACCCTCCGTCCAGAAGGTGTCTGGCGATTTTTGAGATGACACATGGAAAACACCAACCCACAAGGGAGTGAAAGCCTAAATGTAAACCAAGCCGCTTCAGCGTTTGAGGGACTGATGGGTGATTCTGACGAAGCTGACAACAGCCAATCTGAGGAACAAACAGAGGAACTGCAAGCATCTGATGAAGGTGAACAAGAGTATTC